TATTTACTGCGACCCGCCATACCAGGGGACTACGCAATACGGGGCGGTAGGTCAATTTGACACCGAAAGGTTCTGGAGTGTAATGCGCGGGTGGGCTGTAACCAACACTGTGCTGGTGTCGGAGTACAAAGCTCCTGCGGGGTGCGAAGTAGTGTGGGAGAAGGAAGTAAAAACAGATATCAGGGGGGCGGCAGGAAAAGCCCTCCGCACTGAAAAACTGTTTGTGGTCCGTACATGACTGTAGCTGTAGGGCGTCCGTAGCCTATTGTACGTACACCTTCTGCGTTTTCAATTTAATTCTCTTGGAGGGACACCCATTGCACGGTGAAGTGCGTCTGATCGGGTCACATATCGCTGTCGAGACCACCAATCCCGGCCAGATCCACGCCGTGCTGCCGCAGGTCAAGCAGGCCACGGTGCAAGGTCGGGTGTTCTGCGCGGTGCCGCACACACTGGAGGCCGCCCGAGTGCTCAACAATCTCGGGATCAAGGCGCCCTCCCCGATCCGCACCTGTTACGAGTGGCCGGGGCGATACAAGCCTAGGTGGTATCAGTTGGATACTGCGGAGTTTTTGACACTAAATACCCGATCTTATTTACTTTCAGGGATGCGCACTGGGAAGACCCTCAGCGCTTTGTGGGCCGCCGATTTTCTGCGCCAGCAGGGCAAGATCCACAGCACCATGATCGTCGCTCCGCTGTCTACCTTGTGGGATGTATGGGAGCAGAACATATTTGAATCCTTCCCGCTGCGCACCTGGGCGGTGCTGCACGGCTCCCGCCAGAAGCGGCTGGAGCTGCTGGAGAAAAAACATGATTTCTACATTGTCAATTTCCACGGGGTGCAGATGCTCGAAGAGGCCATGCGTACACGCCCCGACATCGACCATGTGATCATCGACGAGGTAGCCACCCTGCGCAATAGTCGCAGCAAAGTTCTCTGGAAACCGATGAACGAAGTCCTGAACCGGCACGGTTTCTCTCGGTCCTGTTGGGGGTTGACCGGCACCCCGACCCCACAAGAACCGACCGACGCCTTTGGCCAGTGTAAGCTCATCACCCCGGAAAAGTACCGCGGGCACTTTACCAGCTTCAAGCACGAGACCATGCACCAGATCAGCCAGTGGAAGTGGGTGCCAAAGAAGGACGCCGAGCAGACCGTGGCCCGTATCCTCTCCCCCTCGATCCGCTTTGACCGAAGCGTGTGCTCCACCATGGAGCCGTGCTTCATCGACCGGCGTGCCGAACTGTCCGCCGAACAACACAAAGCCTACCGCGAGCTGATTAATCAGGCGGTCGCCGACATCCGCGGCTCCGCAGTCACGGCGGTCAACGCCGCTGCGCTGCTCAGTAAGATTGTCCAGACCGCATGTGGCTGTGTAATAGACGCTACGGGCAAACTGGTCAAGCTCGACTTCGGCCCACGGCTCAAAGTCCTTGAGGAACTGATCGAGGAGAACAACGAGAAGGTGCTGGTGTTCGTTCCTTTCACCGGAGCCCTGAACACCCTGGCCGAGGCTCTGCGCAAACGCTGGAGCGTGGAGGTGGTGGACGGCTCGGTCAGTGCCGGCAAACGCACCGACATTTTTAGGCGGTTTCGCTCCTGCGCCGACCCGCACGTGATCGTCGCCCACCCGGCTACAATGGCGCACGGCTTAGACCTGACCGCCGCCTCGTTGTCGGTGTGGTACGCTCCGCTGCCGCGCGCCGAGATCTACGCCCAGGCCAACGCCCGTACCGATGGCAGTAAGCAGACCGCCAAGATCGACGTAGCACATATTTACGCCACCGCCGAAGAGAAGCGTATCTATACAGCCCTGAAAGAAAAAGGGCGACTGCAGGACATCGTGCTGGACCTGGTGAAGAGAGGAGTGTGAGGGATGGAGAAACCGCGGGTCAGGTTTTGTTGGGAGTGTGGTCGAAAGCTGTGGGGCAACCACTTCGTCGAAGCGAAGGTTGAAGGGCACATGCGCATACTCCATAAGAAATGCTTCAAGGAACGGCAACGCTCTGAGAACATCAACCGCGACTGGCCACCTCACGGGAACACATAAAATAAATATGTAAACCCCTTGACAACCACTAAATGAACTGATACACTGTTATCAACTTGAAGAGAGGAGCATACCATGGAAAAAATTACTGCCGATCTGGTGATCCAGAAGTTCATTGAGACCCGCGACAAGATCGCGGAGATTGAGAAAGAATGCAAAGCCAAGGTCGCCGACCTCAAGGCCATGCAGGACAAGCGGGCCGAGTGGCTCAAGGGCCAGATGGACAGCCTCGGGGTCGAGTCGCTCAAGGCCGCCCACGGTACCTGCTTCGTTGACTGGAAAGATTCTGCGACCGTCGCCGACTGGGACGCCTTCCGCGAGTGGGTGATTGTCAACGAGGAGTGGGAATTCCTGGAACACCGCGTGTCCAAGACCGCTGTCAAGCAACGCCTGGACGGGGGCGAGATCACCCCTCCGGGCGTCAACTACACCAAGGTTAAAGACGTAAAAATTCGCCGAGCGTAAGTAAACCATCACCACAAGGAGCAAAAACATGAGCACTGAACTGATGATCCCTGAAGCCGGAAATGTCCCTGCCTACATCCGCAACCCGGATCTGGCTAGGCAGGCCAACGAAGACGCCGCAGCCGGTATCTCCACCGGCTTCCCGCCCCAGGTCAAACTGGCTGGCGGCAAGTTCGCCCTGCAAGATGGCAACGGCGACAAGACTCCTTACCCGCAGGCCAAGCTGATCCCCGGTCCCGACGGCAATGTGTACCTGCCGGTGGTGGTGCTGCGGGCCAAGAAGGACCTGCAGAAGAAGTGGTACGCCTCGGCGTACAACCCCAACGCCACCGAGTTCAAAGCCCCCGACTGCTTCTCCACCGACGGGGTGCGCCCTGACGCCTCGGTGGCCGCGCCGCAGTGCGATGTGTGCGCAAACTGCCCGCTCAATGCGTTCGGCTCGGGCAAGGATCAAAACGGCAACCCGACCAAGGGTAAAGCCTGTTCCGACTCCAAGGTCCTCGCCGTGTTCGTGCCGGGTTTCGGTATCCACGAGTTCGACATCCCGCCCGGCAGCCTGAAAAACTGGGGTCTGTACGTCAAGCAGCTCACCTCGGCTGGCATCCCGGTGGGCGCCGTCAAGACCCTGGTGGGCTTCGACCCGACCGTGACCACCTCCATCCTGATCTTCCGTTTCGGTGGCTACATCGGCGAGGACGCCCTGCCCAGGCTGGCGCAGATGTCCGTCTCGCAGGAGGTGGAGGAGATCGTTAATCAGAAACCTGCTGCGGCCGCCGCACCTCCCGCAGCCGCCAAGCCGCAGCCGGTAGAGACCGTTGAGACCACTGCTGCCGACCTCGGTCTGGACAACACCGGCGAAGCCGAGGCCAAAGCCGCCGAAGAGCAGGCAAAAGCCGAGAAGGCCGCCAAGGCCAAGGCTGAGAAGGCTGCCAAAGCCAAGGCTGAGAAAGAGGCTAAGGAGAAAGCCGCTGCGGCCGCCGCAACTGCCGCCGCAACTGCCGTTGACGACCTCGGCCTGGACGACACAACTACCTCCGAGGCGAAGCAGGAAGCCGCCCCTGCTGCCGCCACCATCTCGGACGCCCAGCTCGCTGCCGACCTCGGCCTGGACTTTTAACCCCGTCCGCCCCTCTACGGAGGGGCGGTTATTCGAGCCTGCGACACCCGTCGCCGGTTGGAGTAACCGCAAAGGAGATTTGCCATGACCACCAAAGTCGATTTTATATTCAAAGCCCTGGAGTGCAGCGGCGTAACCATCACCGATTTTTCCCGCATGACTCGCGTCAGCCGCGAGTCGCTGTACCGCTGGAAGGACGGTGCCAACATCGCCGACACGTTGCGGCTGGACATTGCCTACACCACGGCGCTCAGGCTTGAAAAAGCCTGCCGCGAAGGCCGCCTACCACTGACCGAGAAACTCAAAACCGCGCAGCGTATCAAAGTGCTGCGTGGGATCATTGCCGAGATGGGGAGGAAGTGATGATCGACTTCAAGGAGATGATGAAACCGGAGAATCTGGAAAAGGCTCGCAAGGCCCGGGAAGCCTACGAAAAGCAGATCGAGGCTGAGCTCAAAGCGCAGAAGTTTATGCACGGGAAGCTGCTTGAGATGGTGAGGGGCGGAGAAATCGACAGCGATTGGGAGTGTGAGTTCATCCGTTCCCTATCCTACCGTATAAACGCCGGCTTGCCACTGACCGACAAGCAGGACGCTAAGTTGACCCAGATTTTCGAGCGGTGGTAGCGCCCACTTGCCAACAGTTTAACAGTTTGATACTTTAGGGATCTTCCTTCCCCTGTGCAATTTCTATGATCCCGGAGGTTTCCTATGCCGCTCGCCTACGCCGTTGCCCTCCTTTACGCAAGCCCCCCGGAAGATTGAGGGGTTTTCTATGGACTTTATTGAGACAATACTCCCCACCGAAGGGCTATATTGTGTCGCTATGTTGCTGCCGCAAGGCGGTTTCCGGCATTTCTTCCGCGCCTCGCTGACTGACGCTCAGAGGCAGATCGACCTGCTGAACGCCAACGGACATACGGTGTTTCTCGCCCAGGCCACCTTCAAGACCGAGGACAGCCGCAAGCAAAGTAACGCCCTGTTCCTACGCAACTTCTTTTTCGACATCGACTGCGGCGAGGGCAAGGACTATCCGGATCAGAAGACCGCCGTGGCTGCGCTCAAGCAGTTCATCGCCGACACCGGCCTGCCGTTTCCGGCTGTGGTCAGTTCCGGCAATGGGCTGTACGCTCAGTGGCCGATCACCGAGAACATCCCGGCCGAGCAGTGGAAGACCGTGGCCCGCATCCTCAAGCAGACCGCCGTGGCCTACGGCTTCAAGACCGACCCCGCTCGCACATCCGACAGTGCCTCGGTGCTGCGCCCTCCCGGCACCACCAACCGCAAACCCGGCAAGGCCGTCAAGCCCGTGGTGCTGCTCAAAGACGCCCGCCCTCTGACGTTCATGGAGTTTGTGCGCAGCCTGCACACCGCTGCTAAAAAGCAGAAGGTTGATCTTACCCCTCTGAACCCTCCTCAACCTGCCAACGACATCAACGCCGAGTTCTACGCCGGGGTTGAGATGGACACCACCCCCTCCAGTGCCGCGCGGGTCGCCGCCAAATGCGCCCAGCTGCGGCTGCTGCGGGAGTCCGGGGGCGATGTGTCCGAGCCGCTGTGGTATGCCTGCCTCGGCGTGCTGGCGTTTTGCGAGGATGGAGAAGAACTGGCCCACGAATGGTCGCAGGGCTACCCGCAGTACAGCGCCGCCGAGACCTCCCGCAAACTGCAGCAGTGGCATGACGCCGGTGTCGGCCCGAGCACCTGTGCCAAGCTCGGCGCGGAGAACCCGCAAGGCTGCGTCGGCTGCCCGCACAACTCCAAGATCAAAAGCCCGATCGTGCTGGGCCGCCCCGAGCCCAAGGCCATCGAGACCGAGCCTGAGCAGTTGGACCCGCCTGACGGTTTCCGCCGCACCGACAAGGGGCTGTGCTACGACGACGAGGGGCGCTGGACGGTGTTTTACGACTGCGACCTGTACGTCTCGCAGTTGGCGTGGGATGAGTCCCTCGGCTACGAAACCACCACGATCTGCCACAAACTACCCCACGACGGCTGGGCCGACTGCACGGTGCGCTCCTCGCTGGTCAACGACCACAAGGCCCTGCTGACAGCACTGGCG